TCGTCTTTCCTTTCTCCTTCTGAACAGAAATCATCAAACCTTGTCACTATTACGCTGTTCCATCGAAAGCATCGAATCCCATCGTGCCACTTGCAATCCCTACACCGTACCACAGGCACGGCATCTATGGTGCGGCAATCGTCAGCCATCTGCCGCACGGTATCAAATGCAGCTATTAGGTGAATCTCTTGCTCTCCGGGTGGGAAGATGCCCTTGAGCACCTCCAGCGTTGTCGCCATCTTCTCCTTCAGGCTATCCGCATCAATCAGTCTCATCCGTCCACGCCTCCATCTCTCTGGTCTTGCGGATCAGCCGCTCGGTGTCCTCTGCCGGAACAGGCTCGCTCCACTTTTCCTTCTGCTTCTTCTGCTCCACCGTCTTCCTGTCTTCCTTCCTTCTGAACACCGACCGCCACCGCTTCTCTGCGCTTCTCTTGATGGCTGGTATCCACTCGTCCCTCGGAAACTCTGACCGGAGCTTGTCGAGGATCTCGCCCTGTTCCTTCGGTGTGAGAGGATTGCCGTTCATCTCGGACAGCCAGTTCATGAGGGCATCGGTCAGCTCTTGGTCTTCTTCGTTCATGGCAAAGGCTGAAAATGGATCTCTCGCGTGCGTGCGCGTTTGTTCTTCTCTACTCTTATCTAACCTATTCTTATCTATACTATTCTTACCTGTGGCACCCACTTGGCACCCATCTGGCAACCAAGTGGCAACCATGCCGTCTCCGCTCATTGTGTAGGAGCCGTTCGGCTTGATCTGAAGCTGTGCCAGCTCCTCCTGAAATGCGGTCGGAGTGTACCTGTCTTTCCGCAGAGCGTTCGCCATGCGCCAGTGCTTGATCACGATCACTCCGTTCTCGAACTGGTAGACATACCGCTTGGTGAGAAGGGCCTCCAGATCCTGCACGCTGGCGTGGGCCTTGAACATGGCAAGGTTCACCTGATTGCAGAAGCCGTCATCGTCTGCCGACATGGACAGGTGAAGGTATAAGGCCTGCGCGGAGGAAGACAGGCTCATGAAGTTGTCGTCATCCGTGACCTTCTTCGTGAACATTCTCCTTTCAGCCATTAGAACGGCAGACCTCCCTCGTCGTCATCGTCCACGACCTCGGAGAAGTTGTCCACGATCCTCTTGCTGTCGCAGAAGTCCGCCGCATCGACCACGACCTCCGTCACCTTGTGGCTCATGCCGTTCTTGTCCTTGTATGTCCTCGGCTGGAGCGAGCCGGAGATCGCGACCATGCGCCCCTTGTAGAAGTATTTCCCGATGAACTCCGCCGTCTGCCTCCATGCCACGCAGTCGATGAAGTCGGCCGCCGGTTCTCCCAGCTCCTTCGGCTTGTACCGCTTGTCGACCGCCACCGTGAAGGAGCAGACCGCCGTGCCGTTCTGCGTGGTCTTCACCTCTGGGTCTGCCACGAATCTCCCTGTGATGTTTACGCTGTTCATTTTTACCTCCTTAATCGTCCAAGTAAGAGCGTCCGAAGTATCGGTGCCACTCGTCTCTTGTGTGTGTTTCCTCGAACTTGATTTGTCCCCACCGCTTCAGGCGGAGGTCGAGATCCTTGTTGAAGTGGACTCCTGCCTGACTGGCGTTGTGGTGGTATGGGCAGAGCCAGACCCACAGGCCGAAGTGCTCCGACATCTCCCTCCTGCCGAGGCCAGGGTATATGTGGTGCCGGTGGAGCGTCTTCGTGTATCCGCAGACCCAGCACTCCTTCTCTCTCTGTACTATTGATTTGCTGATGCTCCCCACTCCCTCTGTATCTGGCTCTCGATGAGCCGCATCTGTAGCTTGGTGCTCTGTATGGCTTCCATGTTCGCCTCGTAGACCACCTTGGCCACGTCCCTCTTGAATCTTGCCTCCGCCACGGAGGGGATGCCGTAGGCGGTCTTGTCGATCATTCCTATTGCCATCCCCTCGTCCTTCAGCTTCAGGCACTCCGTGCGGAGGAGGATCTTGTAGGCTTTCTCCGCCTCCGCGTACTCGGTGCCGTTCTTCCGTAACTGACGGATAGAAGCGTCCAGCTGCCGGGTCTTCGTCTGGAGTTCTTCGTACAGGTCAGTCATGGCCGCCAGTCCATTCGGCCTGTGCACAGGTCAGGCAGTAATTCTTCCCGAAGGACTTCTGGGAGAAGCTGACCTGATCGTTCACGCTCTGGATCTGTCCCTTGCTGTTCCGGGTCGGCTTGATCTCGTTTCCGCACCTGTCGCAGATGACCGTAGCGTACGGCTTGCGATCGTTTGCCGCCGTGATGGGCGTGAATCCCTTCGACATGGTGTAGGCCTCCGCGTTCCGCTTCGTATTGACGATGGTCAGCTTGGTGATCCGCTCGTTGTCGTCGTATCCGATCTCTTTTACCGCAAAGCCGTCATAGCAGACCAGCTTCCCCTTGGCGTTCTTCGTGATGGAGCACTTGTCCGCAGGAATCCACACGAACGGCGCGGAGTATAGCTCACGACCGATTCCGTGCTTAAATCCGGCCCTTTTGAAAGCGTCCGAGGCTCTGCCCTTCTCCGCTTCCGTTTCGCTCTCTGTGCCTGCGTCCCACTTCCAGATCAATTTTCCGTTGTTGGAGTAGTCCACGCCGATTCCTCCGTACAGGACACCGTCCACCAGTTTGAAGTCGTTTTCCCATCTGTTCGGGCCGACCGTCTCGTCCAGCAGATCCGCGTCTGTTCTCGCTGTCTTGTACAGTAGGAGCGTCAGGCCGTTCTCCTTCACGCTCTGCACCCGGCACTCGATCTCATCAGGCCGGAGCAATCTGAAAAACTTCATTCTTTCTCTCCTCTCTCATACAGAAGGGCCGACCATTTCAGCTCGTCCAGCTGATCCATGATGTAGTCGCTGTTCTCGTTCATTTCGACCATGTGAATCGGGAACTCAAAGTGGCCGTTTTCTTCTCCAACCCGGTAGGACGCGGAGAAGTAGGTCACGCCGTTGTGGTTGCTGAACTCCCAGCCGAAGTGCGGAAACCTGTCTTTCAGATCCACGCACTTCCTCGTAATTGCCATGACCGTCTTCAGGAATCTCGCGCCGGTCGTGACGGCTATCAGCTTTACCTTCTTGCTCATGGCGGTCACCTGATGCTCATGTTCTGCCGTTCGACCAGCTCGGCCCCAGGCACTTCGTTCCCGGCCTTCAGGATCTCTTTCACGGCGGTCTTGCTGATCTTCGGTGTCTGATAGGTCAGGGCATCTTCTCCGTGCTCCATGAGCCACGCGATGGCCCTGTCTTCGTCCGTGATCTCCACGCTCTCCGTCCGGCGGTAGCCGATGGTGTAGTCCGCTGTCTTGCGCTTCTCGCCCTGCAGATACTCCTGCAGGAACTCACGCAGCCGTTCCGCTTTCTTCTTCGCCGCTCTGGCCCTCTCGGTCAGCTCGTCCGCTCTCTCCTTGACCATCTTCGCCTCGGCCTCCAGGTCGATGATCCACTTCGCCGTGTTGTCGATTTTTTCCTCTTTCGACATTATTAGTGCTTCAAACTGCTCATAATCGACTATTTCGCCCGTTTCATTGTCGATCAGCGACATCATCGCGTTGTCTATCTCGTAAAGTGTCATACCCGTCCCTCCTCCATCTGGAGCTGGTCGATGGCGGAGAAGACGGTTGCCGCTTTCTGCACTCTGGCGTACTTTTTGCGAACCGCGATCAGCTCGTTCAGGCACCGCTGGAAGAGTTTCTCCGTGTCATCTGTGCTCTGGAGAATGACATCCAGCCTCTTGTACTCCGGCTCTTTATACTCGATGTTGAAAAACATCCTGACCGGTTCCTGTGTCTCCTCCGGGACGATCTCGATGGCGCGGATGATCCTCCGGGCCTGCTCCTCGCGGTACAGATCCGCCGCTTTCTTGTTGTTCCACTCGAAGCATTTGTGCAGAGGCGCGTCTGCGGGCCTGTTCGCATCGACGAGCCGCTTTGCGGTCAGCCCTCCGGTGCGCTCCAGCTCCTCGCACATCTCTCCGGCGGCCTGCGGATCTGCGTTGATCCGCGCAGCCTTGTTGAATGTGTACTTCATGTTCTTCCTCCTTGTTTTGATTTAGGCTTTCGCCTGCCAGACCGGGCCCATCCCCGCCGTGCCCGAACTTTCCTTGCCATGCCTGCCATGCCTCAACCCGCCGCGATAATCCTTGCCTCGACTCGCCCCGCCTGCCATAACCGTCCTTGCCCAACCGCGCACGTCCCCGCCTAACCTTGCCTGCCATGCCATTCCTGTCCCGTCCACAACTCGCCTTGCCTGTCCGTGCCTTGCCTGCCAAACCGTGACATTCCCAAACAAACCTTCCAGGCATCACCTTGCCATGACTTGCCGGCCCATCCACGCCAAGCCGAGCCTGCCCTAACGCAACTCACCTCAACTCACCAGGCCGCTCCCCAACGTGCCAAGACTTGCCAATCCTCGCCTGCCATTCCAAAGCACGCCAAGACTTGACCTGCCCCGACCTGGCGAAAAAGAAAGCGAGGCCAAGCGGGTGGTATTTCCCGCTTAACCTCGCCTCGTCACTCATTCAGTTGATTAGATGGATTCGACGTGGAACATTCCGTACTGGCCGTCCTTCTCCGGCCTCCATTCTCCGACTCCGCAGACAGAGCCTCCGGCGTTGATGATGTTCACGATCTGCTCTGCCGTGTACTGGCCGTTCTCGTTGTACCGGACTATGATGTCGGCCCACCAGTTGCTGAACTCTCCGCGATACCGGATGTCAGCCGTGCCCATGCCCACTCGCACCATGTCCTCGCGCATCTGCGGGGTGTCGGAGTTGATCACGATCAGCTGCTCGCTCCGGAACTGGTTCGGGATGATCGTCACCTTGTTCGCATCGTGGTCGATGGCCAGGTCTCCGGCGTAGTAGCCGTTGGCGTTCGCCGTGATGAAGAACGCCCCGCGCATCGACATCTTGTCTTTGGCCCATCCCATGCGGTAGGCCGCCGAGATGGCTGCCTGTTTGAACGCCGTCACCGGGAAGCCGAACTTCGCGTCACCGATCACCTCGCTGACCGCATCATAGGTCATCTCCTCCGGCATGGGCGTGAGCCAGTACATGGAGGAGACGAAGTCCTCGATGGGGTTCTTCTTCTCTCTGGCCGTGGTCTTCGTCGCGCCGATCTGCTTCTCCAGCATCTCGCGCTTCGCCTTCGCACTCCAGGCGTGCATGATCAGCGGGGAGTCCCCGACGATTCTCATCGGGATCTCTGCGTACTTGATTCTGCTGATCTCGATAGTGTCGTTCTTCTTGTTCGTTGCCATTGTTCTGTTCTCCTTTGTAATGAAAATTTGGCTTAATGCCTGCCACGTCTCTTAATTCTCCTGCCGCGCCGATCCGCACCGAACCGAGCCCTAACATACCCATCCGCACCGGGCCTTGCCCTGCCTGCCGTACCTAACCACGACCTCCTCGCCGCAACTGGCCGCGCCGTAACGTGCCTTGCCACGTCACCTGCCGCGATTAGTCCTTTATCAGGAAGTACCGGGCGTACCGCACTTCTTCTCCGTATTTGTTCTTGCCGAGTTCCATGGTCTTGCCGATCTTGTAGCCGGCTCGCTTCAGGTCGCAGATTCGGCTCGCCAGCCTCATGCATCCGTACAGCTGAATTGCGTCTTGTGCGGTGATGCTGCCGTATGCCAGGATGTGAGCAATCACTCGATCGTTCTGCGGTGCCGTCTTCATCGCGTTGCCCTCCTGATGCTGACCAGCAGGACTTCCGCCGCTGCCGTCAGTACGAGCAGGATCACCGCCGGGACGATGCCCAGCAGGCCGCGCTCAAGGCCTCCAACTACGCTGAGGCCGAATAACCCGGCTATGATCATCAATGCTTCCAGAATCATCTCGTTCTCCTTCCTGTCACCATCGTCCAGACTTCGTCCGGGCTTGCTTTCGTCATCTCCACCAGTTTCCGCAGTTCCTTCACGGTCATGGTGCCGGGTTCGTCCAGCCTCCGCTTCAGCGTTCTGTAGCTTCGGTATCCTGCCGCCACCGCCGCCATCTCGTGGTCGTAACCGTGCGCCGCTTTCCATCCGGCGAAGATCTCCACGATCTTCTTGTCTCCTGTGTTCATGTTCCGTATGCCCTCCTTACGAAGGTCTCCGCCGTTACGCCCAGCGCGATGCAAATCTTCGCCAGATCGTCCGCATACATCGTCCGGTGGCCGTTCATCATGGCGTTGAACGTGCTCACGCGAATCCCGGCTTTCTCCGCCACGACCTTCTGCTTGATCCCGTTCTCGACCAGATAGCCCCGAACTGCCTCGTACATCTTCATCTGTTCACCTCCTTCGTGCTACCGGATTTCGGTAGCTTGAGGTCATATTACTCCCGTTATTCGGTAATGTCAACAGATTTATACTGATTTTCGGTATTTTTTACTTGAAAACAAGGTTACAATTAATTACAATGTCGGCACGAGGTGATGAACATGAAGTACAGAACAGGAGCACAGATCCGCGCCGCACGCGAGGCGAAGGATCTCAAGCAGTCCGAGGTGGCGAAGCTCGTCGGCGTTGCTTCCTCCACCTTTGCCAACTGGGAACAGGGAACGAACAGGCCGAACGCTGACCAGCTCGCCGTCCTCTGCCGTGTCCTCGATGTCTCCGCTGATTCTCTGCTGGAGCTGGGCACGCCTGTCGTGTCGAAGGCAGACGAGGAACTGATCACCGCCTTCCACGCCGCCCCTCTCGATGTTCAGCAGGCCGTGGCAACCTTGCTGGCTCGGTATAAAAAGGGCGCAACGGACGAGGCCAAGTGATCCGGCTGGAGGACTACAGATGAAAAAGTACCCGAAGCCGGTGGAGCTGCCTTCCGGTTCTTGGCGGTGTCAGATCCGCGTGGGCGGGAAGCGTGTCTCTGTGACCGCTGACAGCCCACAGGAGGCCATTTCCCGTGCCATAGCATTGAGAGATGGGCAGACAAAAAAACGCCCCCAGAACTTATCTCTGGGGGCCGTGATAGACGAGTATATTCAGTTGAGGGAGCCGGTGCTCTCCCCTTCGACCATCGTGGCGTATAAGTCCTACCGGAACCACCTGTTCCAGAACTACATGGGGAGAGACATCCGCACGCTCGATCGCCGTCAGCTCCAGCGCATGGTGTCTGACGAGGCGAGAGTGAGATCCGCGAAGACCATCAAGAACGGCTTCGGCCTTGTCTCCGCCGCTCTGAAGGAATACCAGATCACGGTGGAGGGAATCAACCTTCCGCAGATACCGCACAAGGAACGCCCCTGGCTGACCGCTGACGAGGTTTTGGTCTTCTGTGACATAGTTAAGGGGAAGCCGTGCGAAGTCGCCGCTCTGCTCGCTCTGTGCAGTCTCCGGCGGTCTGAAGTGTTCGCGCTTGACTGGAAGGACGTGGATCTGAAAGCCGGGACGGTCACCGTGCGGAGATCTGTAGTCAAGGGAGAGGACGGCTTCGTTATCAAAGAGACGAACAAGACCGACAGTTCCACGAGGGTCGTCCCGATCATCATCCCCCAGCTCATCGACGTTCTGAAGGCACAGAAGGACAAATCCGGGCTTGTCTGCAAAGCTAACCCGAATACACTGTACCGGCAGATAAACAAGCTGTGCGAGGCGACAGGCCTGCCACAGGTGGGCGTGCATGGCCTCCGGCACTCGTTCGCCTCTCTCTGCCATCATCTGGGCATCCCGGAGATGGAGTGCGCGAAGATGGGCGGCTGGTCTGACCTGTCAACGATGCGGAAGATCTACACGCACTTGAGCAAGGATCAGCTGGCGGATGCAGCCGACCAGCTCCGGCGGTTCTTCGGCTGATTTTCTTATTTTCAAATGGCGTAAAAAATGGATGTCGTGTGACATTTTTCGTGTGACAAAAGTTGCCAGATTTGGCAAGAAGTTGACAGATTTGTCAACAATTTGCCAGATTTGTCCTTCTGGAAGCCTTTACAGGCAAAGAAAAAAGCCCGGAAACCGTTGTAGTTCCCGGGTTTTTCCTATATGGTGCGAGAGATGGGACTTGAACCCATCATAAATCCTTATTTTATGCGGTGTTCAAGAGTGTCGTGTGCAATTTTGTGTGAATCAGTCGTGAAGCGTAATTGTACCTGCTCCTGTTATTGTATAAAATCCGTCATTTTCTGTTATATCACCAGAAACGGATGCCGAAAGCGATTCGTCATAAGAAAAGCACTGAATTCCGTCATAAAGCACCGCATTGAATGTCAATGTAACCGGATAACCCGAAGGGTCGGGAGCAGGCAAAAGTGCCAAGTTATATATCATTTTTGGCGAACCTTCTCCCAATTCGTTTTCATCCGCCGCATAAACAAGGGGGAATGAATAATTGTCATTTACCGTGTAAACCACCGTCACTTCCGCCGTGGAGAAATCGGACGAGCCTCCGCCCTCATAGGAGCCAGTGATGCCGAGGACTTCGACATCCTTTTTGATGTTCTCGGCGGTGAGGTTGGCATCCACCACCTGTGCGGTGGCGTAGGCGGCGACATCCACCTCGCTGGTGCTGTCGATGGTCTTCTTGCCGGAGGGAGTAGCCGCCGGGAGGTCGTCAGCCTCCGGGCCTATCTTGATGTACTTCCACGAGTTATTTCTTGCCCATGTTCCCATGATTCATCATTCCTTTCAATTTACGGGTATTTTGATAAGATCCCCGACATGGATGAGGTCGGGATTCGTTATGCCGGGATTCGCCTTCAGGATGGCCGACAGGGTGGTCTTGTAGGCGTTGGCTATCTTGTTCAGCGTGTCGCCTGCCTTGACCTTGTACACTATCACGACGACAGGGTGGTCGATCCAGCCTGTGACCTGCCCGGTCACGCCCACTCTGCTCTTGGCGTTCGTGATCCTGATGCGACCGTTCACCACGCTACCGCCCCAGAAGAAATACTTCCCGGTGACGGTGGACGAGCGCACGGTGGACGAGGCCGACAGATAGAGCGGTTCGTTCTTCAGCTCCAGCTCCGTGCCTGCGGTGAGCGTGGTGGTCGGCGTGGTCGGTGTGGACGGCTTCGGCAGAGGCGGTGCATCCTTCCTCATGATGCCCAGTGCGTTCGCGAGGGCGTTGACATACAGTTGCGCGATCTTGTCCTTGTTCTCAAGGATGAGGGTCGCGTCCTCCACGTTGTCGTGGAATCCGCACTCGCCGATTATACTCGGCATCTCCGGCTTGTAGCAGTCGATGAGCTTGTCGCTCTGCTTCAGGCCTCTGTTCTTGAACAGGTGGGACAGTTCCTTCAGCACGGACGAGGCAAGCAGACGGGTCTCCGGGCCTTTCTTCGGGCAGTAGTAGACCTCCACGCCTCTGGCTCCCTTGTTCGCCGTTCCTGCAGCGTTCGAGTGCATGGCGATGTAACAGTCAGCCCCCCAGGCTTTCGCTTCTGCCGCCCTCGCGGCGAGCGTCTGGGATGCCTTGCTGACCTTCACCTCGCAGTCGTAGTCCTCCAGAATCTTGGCTGTTCTCTTTGCGATGTCCAGCCAGACGGTGCCCTCGTTCGTATTCCCTGTGACGAACTTATTCCCGGTCTGATTGCTCGGACTCAAGTAGATCTTTTTCATGTGTTTCTCCCTTCTTGTTGTAGTTCTTCCTCAAACCTATCACTATGGCCCCCAGAAACGTGTCCACAGCGGCTATCGTGCCCACGATGGCCTCCGCATAGGGCCAGCCCCAGATGCCTGCCAGAGCGGCGTACAGTGCCCCACACGCAGGCAGAATGATCTCCGCGATGAAGCGGAGTGCGTCAAACGTGCTGTTGCTCATAGGCATCACCGTCCTCTTTCAAGGTCATCAAGGCGGTGGTTGATGACTTTGATCTGCTCCACAATCACGGGTATCTGCCTCCCGAACTCGTTATGAGCTTTGACTTCCGTTGAAAGCTCTTTCACGTTGTCGATCACGTTCTTCTGTCGTTCGTCCTGCAAGGCCAGCTGTGTGCGGATCTCCTGCCGTGTCTTGCTATTCGTTGCAGTCACAGTAATGACAGTGGTAAGTATAGACGCTATCATTCCTATGACAGCAACCCAGATTGCTGTCTCCATTTCGTCGCCCCCTTCTATCCGCCGATGAGATCGTACAGCTTGATGCCGTACACTCGCGCAGTGTAGTTTCCGTTGATCGTTCCCGAACTTGTCGAGTTGTATCTGTAATACAATGGGATCGTGAGCGTGCCACTCGACAGAGATCCGCTGTTCGCGTATATGCCGTAGGCGGTGGTGCCTTGCCTCGTTGAGTACACGCCGCTTGAGTTTACTTTGCAGTTCCATTTGTTGCTGGCGACCGTGACCGTGTTCTTCGTGCTGACATTCGATGTGCCGGTCAGCAGGATCATGCTCACCGTGGCGACGTGCCTGTTATTCGTCACGCTGTCCACGCTGACCTCAACAACAATGAGATCATACTGACCCGCGTTGCTGACCGTGAGAGACTTGTTCGTGTTCGTGCTCTGCGTGGATGCTGTTTGCAACGCCCCCAGCGAGGTCGTGTTGATCAGCGTCCCAACTCCTCCGCCGCCGCTGACCGTCTTCGTGACCGCCTGCGCATAGTATCCAGCCGGAATCGTGACGGTCGTGCCGCTGACGGCAACATCGGACGAGCTGTTCGTTTCCACGTTCGCCGTCAGGGTGACCGTCGCCGTGCCAGCTGTTCCGGAGCCGATATAGCCCACCGTGGTCACGTTCGGAGTGACAGAGATGTCCTTCGTAAACGTGAGCGTGTCAGATCCAGCTGTGACCGTTGCCCCCGTTCCGCTTATCGAGGACGGTGCCGTGACCGTACCACGTCCGATAAAGAACCGGTTGTCCTCCGCTTCGTAATAGCCTCCGGGAGCGTTTACATACGGCTGGGAGCCTCCGTACAGGCCGAAGCTCATGTCCGAGCTGGAGCGAAGCGCGATGTCCGCCTGCATGGTGATCAGGGAAGTACCGGCCGTGCCGGAGCTGACGTAGCCTGCGGTCGTGATGTCCGGCGTGACGGAAGTGGACGCGGACAGAACGAATAGGCCGCCTGCCGTGTTCACTGTGGCCGATGATGCGCTGATCAGAGCCGGAGCCGTTGCCACACCGGCCGGGATGGCCGAGACCGTGACCTGCTCCAACGCGGTGTAGCTCGTGTCCGCTGTGATCCTCTGCTCAACTCCCGAAGGCGTGACGGTCTTGCTCTGGAGCGTGACCGGATTGATCTTGTAATATCCTGCCGCGCTGTTGTACCCGGTCGGGATGTTGATATATTGATTGACCGAGCTGGCCGTGATCGTCGCTTTCGATGTCCCGGACGACGCGGAAGAAGTGGCCGTCGGCAGCGTCATGGAAGCGACGGAGGTCGAGGCCGATGCTGAATAATATCCAGCCGGTGCCGTGACCGTGGGGCCGCTCACCGTCAGGGAGGCCGAGTTCCTTGTGTTCACGCTCGCCGTCAGAGAGACCGACGCTGTCCTCGCCGTGCCGCTGGAGATGTATCCAGCCGTCACCGAAGGCGTGAGGCTCATGTTCTTTGTCAGCGTGATCGTGTTCGTCCCGGAAGACAGGGAAGCCGAAGCCCCGGAGATCGTAGCCGGAACCTGCGCCACACCGGAGGTGATCGCTGTCGAGACAGCAGAGGGATAATACCCGGCTGCCGCCGTGACCGTTGCTCCGCTCGCCGACAGGTCAGAAGCATCGTTGATGTCCACATTTGCCGTCAGCGTGACCAGCGTGCTCCCAGCTGTTCCGGTAGAGACATATCCTTCGG